GCGTCAGATACAAACTGACTAGGGAATCCTACAGATGAAATGTTTATGTTTACCTCTTTCATCTAATTAATTCACTTAATGTTCCTTTATTATTATATGTTGCAAAGTTAAGACTTATTTTTGATTCTTTTTTCTGCGGCAGATATACGTTTTTTTGATTTGCCATTATAGCCAATCCTGAACTAATACTAGCATCAAACTTTGTTCTAGCGCTTATATCAAACCTAGCCCAATCTTCTAATGTACGTGTAAAATACACGTTACCCATTTCATCAGCTGCTCTATGAACTCCTTCTAAATCTATGCCCACGTGCTTTTCAATATAAGATTCTATTGCTGCAGCGTGTGATTGCTTAACATCTTCAGAAGTATTAGGTATACCTCCAAGTTCTCTCTCTGTTTTTGACAATTTATTGTAATGCTTATCTGGCCTATTCATACTAAACCCTCTATACCCTCTGTTTTTAAAATGATACAATAATCTGGGTTTATTGTTTTCCACAAGAATTGGCATACCATAGAACACACAAGCCATCAACACTTCTTCAAAAAATATTTCAGCTGTTTGAGGTCTAGCTACATACTCTAAAAAAAACTCATTGCTTGGAGCTTCTTCCATATTGTATTTTGTTAATCCATGCAGTGCTCCATTAGAACCTCCACCTCCAACTGTACCTGATATATCATAAGAGTCACATCCAAACGCCCCTATATGTTCGTTAACTGGAAAATAAATTCCATGTTTTTTAATTTTCTTATTAGCTAAGCCTCGATTAGGTGTCCACGATACTTTAAATCTTCCTCTAGAATCTGGCGTCCATATAACTTCTGAGTCTTTTACACCGTCCTTCCAATAAAATCTTCCTCTTGTTACATGATGTTCCATAATAAGTGAATCATTGTAATCTATCTGCTGGTAAATTTTAGTGAGGTTGAATAAAGAAGATTTACTTTCATCTCTAAAAGCGTGAGACTCTGTTCTTGGAAACTGTCTATAAAATTCATTTAATGCGTCAGCATCTTTTTTTAATGAATCTACTTCTGCTTCCCAATAATCTATTGCTCCATTAGTAATCCACTCATCATCTACTCCTCTGACTCTCTTGTCTGGCTTTCTAAATACAGGCATCCCAAACCTGTCAATAAACCCTTCCATATTCCATTCCATAGGAATAAAAAGTGAATACAATCCTGATTTAGTTTGGCCGTTTGCATTTCTAGTTGATAAATTAGAATCCTCAAACAACTTTTTGAAACTCTCACCTCCCTTGCTAAGTGCGTTTGATGTAGAACCCATCATACACTTTCCTATAATTTTACTACCCAGCCTTAGACAAGTTTTAGTAACACGCCAGTTGTTTTGAATATTGTTTGGTTTTAACCACTTACCTGATTCATCGTGTACAAGCAGTAATAGTTTCTCACCATCATAAGAGTTATCATCTGTATTCTTCCAGTCAATCGTAGTGTCTAGTCCTGTTAGCTCGTCATCCATAACCTCATGCATATTCTTTTTAGTAATTTTGGATGCAGGAACTCTGAACGCTAATTCAGTTTTTGGTTTATCCATACCATCCTGAATAGGTTTAAAAAAAAATGGAAGTCTGTTTGCTATAGGCACAACTTTATCGGTAAACATTTTTTTAGCATCCGAACCAGTTTTGGATAGTATTCCTACCCTTGAATCTCTAGCAAGTGTTCCAGTATTTACACATTCAGACGACCCCATAAAAGAAAAACCTGAACGTCTTATCTTAAGATAGTCCATACCAAAACATCTCTTGTCTGCTTTACAAGCTTCCCAGTATAAAAAAAATATTCTATTTGCCTCACGATAATCTGGGTATCCAACATCAATACTTGTCCATTGTAGATACATATAATGCGAGCCTGTTATGTATGTAGGCTTGCCGTTGTTATAAAACCAAAAACCTAGCTCTCTTCTGTCAAACTCTGATTCGATATAATCAACCCATTTGTTTTTAAAAGCTGGAGGTCTATCGTTCCATTGAAATATAGAGTTTATCTTAGATAAATCTCTAGGTAGTTCTTCTCTCTCCCAGAACTGTTCTTCTTTCTTATCAGAACGCTTAAACAACTTCTCTGGCTGTTTAGGAAGTCCAATAGCTAAACCATTTATATTTATTATCTGACCTATAGTTCCGTTTTTTGATATTACTACTAAGTCATACTTTTCGTTGTAGCCATAAAGCCAAGTCTTAGCTCTGTTCTTTTTTGTAAGAACAGACTTAGGTATGTAATCTTTTATTACATGATATAATTTATTTTGACCTTCTTTCTGCAAACCCTTGTTTTGTATCTGTTTTATTTACTTGTCCTCCAGAGTTGATAACCTCTTCTTCTAAATCTATTTTATTTAGTATTTCAAAAGCATCGAATATAGCTAGCTTTTTTGTAGCTGCTGCGTTCTTTAACCTATCCGCTGCTAGTTCATCATCAGGGTCAGGCTTTATGATATCTTCTTTAGCTACCTTGATAAGCTGCTCTACAGCTCTACGCCCTGCGTGTATAATTTCTTTTTTTAAATCTTCTGATTTCATAGTTTCATTGTAATTTGATGGTCAAACATTCTGTATAACTTTTCATTATCAACCGTAAACTCATACTCACTATTAGGCTTGAATGATATTCTGTCACCACTTTTGACCCCTTGTGAAGATAAATATTTATTTGGGTATTTCATAATACCAATAAGAGGCTCTTCTCTACCAAGCTTCATTATAAATGATTCCTCCACTGGCACAGGTTTTACAAAACAATACCTGTCATGACATATCCACTGCTCATTATGTTTATACATAAAGAACTGGTCATGCTCTATAAAAAACAAATCATCTTTGAAAAAACTTTTACCACTTTTTTGTCTACCCTTCATATCATTGTAGAACTTAAATACATTATGGTGAACTAAAAGTAAATCTCCTACTTCTATCTCTCCATTATAGCCAAGCGGTGTAGCCACAACTACGCCCTGCCTGTTAGAGGCCATGTGGTTTTCCTCAGAGGTACTTGTTATAAAATCCATACCATCTATGTCTTTTGTATTGGTATATCTTTTATCATCAAGCGGTTTTACAATAAAATAAAAAGGTGACCTCATTAAAAGTTTATATTATATTCAATAGATACTGGCATGTTCGAGTTAAACTCTTTCCAGAGAAGTATCTCTCCCTCTCTTTGTATCCAGATTTTTATACTATCACTTCGCTCTACATATTGTATTAAGTGTATAAAGTATTTTCCACCTAACACCTCTTGACCTATTATATAATGCATAGCATCAGACTTATAGTTTGGCCCTATAGAGATTTTACGAATATCCATTTGATTAAATTTAATTAATACAAAGATATAAATAAATTACCTGCCTTGACCCCTATACTTTTTTTGGTAATACTTAGATGATTTTAATTTTGATGTTTTAGTTTTAGCGTGTACTCCAGGTCTACGAGTTTTTGGTTTCTCATATCGAGTAGCAGACATTGCTTTTGCCATTTAATTAGATTTATTATTTAATTTTTCAAAAGTTCTCATGCCTCCAAGTCCTAGCATACCAATAAGAACAGTCATAAGATGCTCCATTTGTAGAGCTGGAGGTGCTGAAGCAACTCCCATATACCAAACCAGCATATCTCTTATAATAAAATTATATGCAAGAGCTATACCGCACACCCATCCAATAAAAGGTCGCCAACCGGCAACAAAAATTGTTCTATGTTTTGCTTCCATTTCATTGATAGCAGTTTGCATTTCAATAAGTTTTTGAGGGTCAATCTCTTTTCCCTTAATAAGTTCTCTGATTTCAAGACCTAGACCATCTACGCCTGAGTCACTAAATCCTAATAATTTTTTTAATAGTTTAAGCATAAGTCCAAATTACGTTTTTTGTTTTTATAGGGTCAGCATCTACATGAATAAAAGTTTTTGCTATTCCAATGCGATTGAATCCAACTTCGAGAAGCGCTGATAATATTTTGAATCTTTCTGAAGAGGATGTTGCATGTATATCGGCAGCGAATCCTCTGAGATGCGACGAGTTCTCTGTCCCTCCAACCTTTGCATTATGTTTTGAAGTTCTGAAGCCCGAATTGATTTTGAATGGTGTCCCTGCAATTTGACGTGCACTGTCGAGCAAGAATAAGAAAGACTTATCCATATTCCTACCACTATCAGGAAAATCAGGCGAGTCAAATTCTGCATAATTGAAGTGTTTCACTTTTTTTGTAAAAGTTGATAAATTTTAATTATCGTATAAATTAATGTTGCTATAAACAAAAGACTTTGTAGACCTTGGTTTATTTCAGCTAAACTAACAACTAACACTGTAGTTCCAAGTATCGTAGGTTCAAAGTCTAAGTTCATACTATTCTGTTTCATTATTTAAAGATTCCACTAAATCCCAACTCTGATTATCCTCGTTCCAGTAGTACATATTGTCATCCTCTGGCATTGGCGTTGGGGCTTGCCAATCAAAGTTGTCGTCTAAAGACCAACTAGGATAAGGTTGAGGTGCAATAAATACATCGTTAACATCATCGTATGTATAGCCTGTTCCAGCAAACTGTTTTCTCATATTGTTATTATAAGAAGTTTGCACCCAGTTAGAGTGACCAAACAAAGAAACACAAAAACCAATTCCTTTAGCTTCGCTTTCTGTTTCTCCATCCATAAGCTCATTGTTGTGTACAACAATTACTTGTAGTACTACATTGTTTTCATCAAGTTCTGCAAAATGTGCCATATCTATTTATTTATGAGTGAACGTATGTTCCACTTCCTGTATAAGTTAATACTGAATAATCTCCATCTGTTGTTACAGTTGGACTACCCGTTGTAGTTCCTGAATATTCTGAAGTAAGTAATCTTAATATTACAACTCCTGAACCACCTGAACCATTTGTCCCAACTGAACCTGCTAATATACCTGCAGAACCTCCACCACCACCACCACCGGTGTTCGCTGTTCCGCTTGTTCCGTTTTCTTGACCTGCAGTTGAATATCCTCCATTACCACCTCCATCAGTTCCTGTTCCAAACGTTCCATCTCCTGAGCCAGCTTCTGGCCCTCCAGCTCCACCACCACCAGCATATCCTACAGACGCACCAGTAATAGAAACACTAAGGCCAGCGCCTCCGTTTCCTGCAGCAGAAGAAGCGTTTTGACCGGCAGCTGATGCTCCACCACCACCACCATTTACTTCTGCATACCCACCTAAATTTGTTCCCGTTCCACCAGCAAAACCTTGAGATGCTGTTCCAGTACCTGCTCCTTGATTTGTCCATGCTCCACCACCTGAACCACCATTACCTCCTGTTAAATATGCTGCACCACCTGCACCACCTGTAGCTCCACCACCACCACCTGTTGAAGTGATAGTTGTTATACTTGAAGCTGCAATAGATGAATCAGTCCCTTGCCTTGAAGCAACTGTTGTTGCGGTAGTTGAACCACCTGTAGCACCAGCACCTACTGTAAT